CGCCAACACTTGCCTAATAAGGGTGGATTTCCCCGAACGCCTTTAAGAATGCGGCTTTGACGAAGATTGGGGAGTCTGCCGCTTGAGGTGTGATCTCGATGTGAAACCAGTCTCCGCCGGGTGCGCCTGAGACGGTTGGCTTGCTGTATTTACTCCACGCTTGACGATCGCATTTCCACGCGCGGCCAAACGGCTGTGGGAAGTAGTCAATAATGATTTCTATTCCAAGATCGTTTGCATTGGCGCAAAGCTTCTCGATCGCTTCTAGCGCGTCCTTACGGTTAGCAAGTTTCTTGCTGGCGCTCGGACGATATGACAGATCGACTGCACGGCCTGTCGCGTGTACTGAAAGTGTTTCTTTGCCGCGCATGTTGCGAACGCCATAGGAGCCGTTATCCCAAAGAGCGCCTTGACCTAACCAAATGACTTCTTTAATGAAGGCGTCCATGCCGGCACGTCGCTTAGGTGATGCTCCGTCCGTGTTGCCCGTGTACGGCCGTGCGCCGACGATCGGAAGCGGTTGGGCTTTAGGCTTCGGGGTTTTTGCCGATGCCATAAGCCTTGTTCTTTGGGTTGACGTAGCCGATGAAGAGTGGTGCTACTGCTGCGATGGCTGCACCAAGTAGATCGTTCGGGTCGGTGTTGCCTGACATGTAAAGGGCGACTGCTGCTGCAATGGCGCTGTTGATGTAGGTCGAGATCATTGCTTTGTCACTTGGTTTCATTTGTGTCTCCTTGCTTTGTTTTTGACTTTAGTCCGTTTGAGGCTAGGAGTGCCGACAATGAGCCGGTTAAGAATACAAGCAACGTAGAGAGAAGGTCAATAAGTTGAGCGTCGGTTGGGGCTTGCTCCATTGGCTGATCGACAAAGAGGATGCCGTAGATAAACGCCATAATTGTAAAGGCAAAGCAGACGGCCATGATGCGGCCTACGAATACGATGAGCCCTGCGTGTTGTTGCTCAGGCGGCACGTTCGCACGACGCTTTAGTGAAGCATTTGTATTCGATATTAGTTTTGCTAACGGTGCAGCCATTTAATACCGCCGCTACGACTGCAACCATAAAAAGCAGCGCGGCATATTTAGCCCAGCGGAACAAATGGTGTTGGCGGTGCTGTAAAGTCATCGCTTGCCTCGTCGTATGTAAAGCCAATGCCTGCGTAAGTTTTGTCTGGGTCGTCTAAGAATGTTTCTACCCATACACCCGGGTATAACTCGGGGTTGGCTTCCATGTATTCGGCTGTTACAACATGAACCGTTAAAACAATGTTGTTGTCGTCTAGTTGTGCAAAGTATGTCATACCTTAAACCTCACATAAACTACGCCTGCCGCACCTGCTGTTGATGATCTACCGTTGTTTGCACCACCACCACCCGAACCGCTGTTTGCTGTTGGACTGGTCGCATTAGTGCTGTCGTTACCACCGTTACCGCCAGTAGACGATGAACCGCCTGTGCCGCCTGTGCCACTACCTGCACCACCACCGCCAGCACCAACGAACGAGGCCGCTCCGCCGATAAAGGTTGATCGGTCTATGCCTGCACCGCCGTTACCGCCAGTAGTACCCGAACCGCTGCCAGCGCCAACGCCACCTAAACCACCACCGCCGCCTGCAGATGTGCCGCTTGGGTTTGTATTTGCGCCGCCGTCAAAACCTAATCCTGCTATTGAAAAGCCTGCACCACCACCACCGTTTATTCCAGCGCCACCTAAGTTTCCTTGACCACCGCCATATCCGCCGTAGCCAACCGTTACACCGAACGCGCTAGACACATTTCCGCGTGTACCGTTGCCACCTGTGCCGCCACTAGCACCACCAGCACCAACAGTTATAGCGACAGTTGCCGCGTTAGTAAAACTTGTAAAAGATATTTGACCGCCGCCGCCGCCACCAGAACCGCGATCAAAAGTACCGCCTGCTTCTGCACCACCGCCACCGCCACCGCCCACCATATAGACATCAAACAGCCCACTTTTCGTAATTGTCATCGTGGCATCAGCCGTAAAGGTAAGCAGCGTGTAGTTTACGCCGCCAACTGTAATGCTTGAAGAAGATCCACCTGTTGCCGTGCCGTATGTTGCACCGCCACCGCTAAAAAAAACAGCAGCACTGGCACTCGTAAAGTAAAGCGTGCCACCTCCCCATTGTGCCAACGCAAGAGAGCCAGCGGTCGTAACCGTTGCCGTGCCAGCAGTAATCGTGCAAGTGCCGGCACCAATGTTTTGAATGAAGAGTGAGTCGCCAGCGGAGAAGAGAGAAGTGTTGACCGTGATTGTTGTTGCGCCTGCGTTGCTCATTTGTACGCGCTTGCCTGCGTCGGATGCTACGAGCACATAGGAAGCGGTTTGCGCGTTAATTGGGACATTGAATGTCGAGTTCAACTGGGACGCGGTGAGGACTGCCCCGGCTACGAACGGATAAGGAGTAGTGGCCATAGCGGTATATTACCCGAGCACGTTGTCTGAGTCGGTGATTCCGTAAATTGCGTCGTCTAAGATCAATTCGTAGACGAGTGTCGTAGGGCTTGTAAAGAGCGTGATCCGATGCCCAGAGGATAGGTCAATATTGTGTTGGATGCCTTCTACGGCTAATTCTTGGGCTAATTGCGTGGTGGTCAACCCAGTCGCAAAAGACTTCTCTACGCTGATCGTGGTTCCGATCTCGATGACGGCCACGATGTCGCGCTGTGCGTCTGTAAGGGTGGAGAACGGTGTGGATACCGATGTGTACCGTGGGGACGGTTCGGCTACAAGTAGGTAGGTAGCGAGGTCTAAAGCGGCCGTGTCGTCGTGGACTAGCGCGTCGGAGATTGACGTGGTTTGAATAAAGTAGGTGGCTTGGGATGCTAGGTCTTCGGCGATTTCTGGGGTTGTTGCGCCGGCATGGGTTACGGATGCGCGGTTGACGACTTCGTTTGCTTCAAAGGAAATGCCGACTTGGTCGTAGGGAATGTTAGTTCCGTCGTCGTGGAAGTCGGCGATTGGTGCGGAAAGTGTTGTTCCGATTCGGTCTTGGAATGTAAAGGTTCCGTCTCGCGCGACAAAGATTCTGCCTTGGACTGATTCGTTAATTTTGGCCATGTATGCGGCTACGGATGTCCCGTTCGGGACGGTGTAGGCAGAAGCTCCTCCAAGGAGGACGCTTGATGTTTCGATGTTGCGTTCGCCGGGTAGTTGAAAGGCGTTGACTTCTGGAAGGTCTAAGACGGCTTCAATACGTATGTTGGCAAGTTCTTCTGAGACGTTGTATTCGTCCATGTATGTCTGCGAGAGGACATAGAAGCGGTCGGCGCAAGCGACGTTGACTTCGTCTAATCCGCCAAGGTTAAAGTCGTAGGTGTAGTCAATGATGTAACCGTTAAAGAGTTCTTCTCCTTCGCGTGTAAGGATGACGTTTCGCATTGGTGCTAGTCCAGGCTGTGCGTTGGCGGTGTCAAAAAACGGCGAGTCTTGGTTAAACGGGTTGAAGACTCCGCCTGCGTAGCCGTCTAGGAGATTGAAGTTCATTGATCCGGCTGTGAATTGGTCGCCGATGTCGCGTCGTCCGCGTGTGACGGTGATGTTTGTGGAGCCCTCGATGACCGAGGCGTATTGGGTCGTACCGTTAAGCACGTATTCCGTGTTATCTAGGACGCCTTTAAGTGTGTCGTCAAGTGTGAAGCCGTCAACGATAAAGCCTGTGTCAATGAGGAGATCGTAGGATCCCGATTCGACAATTGACGTGGCCATTACGCGACTTGGATTTGTGCTGGGCCGTCTACACGGTTCATGGCTTTAATGGCGTTGACGACGGCGCGGCCAATGTCTGCCGATGTAGAGATGCCGCCTGTGATGTTGACGGTGATGTTTTGTCCGCCGCCGTTTTTCATGCGATCTAACGGGATGACGGCTTCTGGCCCCTTTTCGCCCACAATTGCCAATGTAGGGGCTGTCACAATGCCGCCTGTGGCCATCATGCGTACTCCGCTTATGCCGCCTTCTGCGGCTTCTTGTGCTGCACCAATGCGGCCGAGCGATATGGATTCAATAGTTGAGACGTTGTCAACAAATGGGATGGCGTTGTATGCCCTGATGAGCGCGTTAATTGCTTTAATCCATGTGTTGGCCAATGTCTCAAAGCCGCCAATAATAAAGTTGAGGACGCTGTTAACAATGTTGCGGAAGCCCTCAAACTTTTTGTAGGCGATTGCTAGGCCGACTACAAGCGCGGCGATGCCGGCTGCGATAAGTGAAAACGGGTTGAGCGCCATTGCGAAGTTGACGGCCATAATTGCGGTTGCAATAGCGGCGATTGTGCCGGCAATGGCTAGGAAGGCGCCGGGGTTGTCTTGCGCCCAGTCTGCAAACTTTTGCACTACTGGAAGGATGGCTTCTACGGCTGGGAGTAGTGCGGCGCCGATTGATTCTTTGGTTTCGTCGATTGAGTTGCCAAGGATTTTCATGCGGCCTGCGGCGGTTTCTGCGGCGGCGGCCGTGGCTCCTCCGAAGGTTCCACCAAGGACATTCATGACGTCGTCTAGAGATGCGCCGTCTTTAATCATTGCTTTGATCTCTGGTGAGAGTTGTCCGAGCGCCTTAAAGTTGCCGCCGTACGCTTTGGCAAGTGCATCGGAGACGGTGGCTAGATCCTTACCAGAGCCTTGTGCGATGTCTTGGGCGAGCGCGAGCGTCTTGTTTGCTTCGGTGATGTCTTTGGTTCCGACTAGCAGCGCTTGGAATGCTGGACGGAGTTCGCTGTCTGCTGTGCCAGATGCCCTCGACATTGCGGCGATGACGTCTTCTTGTGCGGCGACTTGTT